CGATTCATCTCTCCGCCGACGATGCCACCTACCTTCTGCTGCCAGGAGGTCAAGGAGAAATCTCGCGAGAGGGTGTCGCAATTGACGACACCATCTTCGGGCAAACCTACAAGTCAGCCCTTACCGGGCCAATCACGTGGGGCATCACCGCCAACGCCATTTACAAGGGCTACGCTGGCTATGTCGCCAAGCTCTTGAAACCAGGTACTTCGACGGCGATGGTGGACGAAGCGACGACGCTCGTGTCGGGTAAGACCTACCGTATCACGGCAACGGCCAAGCGATGCCTCGATCGCGCGGTTGCCGTTGTAGTGGAAGATGGTACTGTCGATCACACTGCCGACGTCGATAGCATCAACTACCTGTTCGGCGAAGTAACCTTCAAAGCGGCGTACACCCCGACCGGTGCCATAACGATTACGGGGAACTACCTCCCGTTGATCAGCTTGGGCAAATACACGGGGTACACGCTGAACATGACGGCGGATCCAATCCGGGATTCGGATATGCCGACGCTCCAGACAAACACCGGGTACCACACCCATACCCCAGGGCTGAAGACGGTGAGTATCGAGCTTCCGACGGTGTTCAATGCGACCGACGACTGGCCGAATAAGCTGGATGATCGGGCGGAGTACATCATCGAGATCAACCCCGATGGGACAGCGTTCTCGGGGTCGATTGGTCGGGGCTTCTTCCGACTGATCTCGCAACGCCAGTCCGGCAACGTCGGAGCGTTGGAAGAAGAGAGCCTCCGTTTCGACTTGAATGTGCCGTACTACTCGGCACAACCGACTCTCACGTACCCCTTCGGTTGGTTCCATGCAGTCGGGTCACCGATCCCTGCAGCCATCAAGACGGCGCTCGATCGGTTCCTCGGCGACTTGCCTGTCTTCGCCAGGTATCTGCACGACGGCGTCGCTGGCTGGAAGGGTTCAGGCGTCCTGACGAGTCTGTCGCTGACCGCCGGTATGGAGTCGACGAACACGTTCGCAGTGAACGTGCAGATGAGCGGCGCGCCAACGGTGGTGTAACATCTGTTCCGAATCACCTGGAGGCAATGGTCTGAGTCAGTTAATGTCCGGCGCCTCCAGGCTTATTTCAACGTAGAGTAAAGGAGTGGAACATGAGCACAGTACGCGATACGGTGAGAGCAAAAATCCTCGGCGAGAAGCCGGGACACTTGGCAGTAGAGCTGGATGATGGCCTCGTAATCGAGGTACGTCAGTTGACGGTGGGACAGATGCTGGATACCGTCAATGAAACGGACATCAAGAAGCGTATGGCACGCTACTTGATCGAGTGCTGTTTCGTTCCCAGCACCGAAGATCGGGTGTTCGAGGAGGCTGACTACGATGTCCTGATGACGCTTCCATCCGGGGGCTCGTACCAGAAGCTGATGGATGCCATCAACAAGATGCTCTTGCCAGTGCAGGTGGGAGAAGCAAAAAAAGACTAAAGCAGGACACTTACCAGTTTCTCGTGCAATCTGTAGGGTATCACCTAGGAAAGACCGAGAAAGAGGTAAGGGCGATGGGCGGCGACGAGTTTGCTCGTTGGGTCACGTTCATAAAGGACGTTGTAAATGGCGGCCAGGCGGACAATCGATCTCGGCACGGTCGGGTTCGGTCTCGTACCTGACACTAGGGCGCTCGAGCAGTCCCTAACCGTACTGAAGAAGTATGGCAAAGAAGTCGAGCGTCTAGGTCAAGTCGAGGACGAAATCGTCCAGAAGCAGTACCGAAAGTTCGCAGCTATCGAGCGGACTCTCTCGAGTCTCCTTGCCCGCACGATCGCTACTACAGCTCGCATGCGCGAAGCTGGAGTTGCCGTCCCGGAAATTGACAAGGTAGAGCAGGCGTACAAACGTGTCAATCGTACCCTCACAGAGCAGGCTGATCTACTTACGAAGGCTCAGATCTCTCGAGCCACAGTAGGTATGTCGGCAGTTCTTGGTGCAGGTAACCGCCTCGCAGGTGTCGGTGAGATCAACAAGTTTGCATTAGGCTTTAGGGATCTGGAGAGAGCTGCGATCCTTGCGTTAGGCCCCCTCAGTGGAATCGGTGCTCGCCTTGCTGTAATGTCCGCCTTGTTTGATTCGACCTCCGTTAAGATGGCATTGTTCATCGGGGGTATCACGGGAGTAGCCGCCGGTACAGCAATGCTAGCAACGGCGGGTGTGAAGGCCGTGATCGATATGCAGAGGTTTGATGCCCAGTTGACCTCCTCAACAGGCTCAGCTGCTCTGACGGGTGATGCGTACACCTACGTTCTGGGAGTTGCAAACAAACTTGGCCAGAACGTTCGCAGCTTGATCGAACCCTACGCCAAATTTACCACGGCTGCCAGACTATCAAACGTTACCTTGGAGGATCAGCGGAAGATATTCGAGGCTGCCACGATCGCTGGCACGGCCATGAAGCTGAACGGCGAACGTATGGGGCTTGTGTTTCTGGCCCTAGAGCAGATGCTCTCCAAAGGTACGGTCTCGATGGAAGAACTCCGTCGCCAATTGGGCGACCTCTTACCAGGTTCCTTCGAGTTGGCTGCCAAGTCCATGGGCGTGACAACTAGTGAGTTCGCCAAGATGATCAAGAGTGGCGAGGTCATGGCTAAGGATATGTTGCCTAAACTGGCGACTTTGTGGGTACAAGTATTCGGTCCTGGTGCATTGCAGGCAGCCGAGAACTTGCAGGCGGAGATGCAAAGGGTAGGTACGTCAGTATTTGAGCTGCTCAAGCGGTTTGATCAAGCCGCTGGATTTAGTGAGATATTCCGCAAGACAGTCGTGGCAACAAGGGAAACACTCGACTTCTTGGCCCGCAACATGGAACAGATTATTTCACTGTTCGGTGCTCTAGCGGGAGCCGGAGCGGGTATGGCCGTACTAATGATCTTCTCCAAGTTGCCTGCCCTGATAGCGGCGACCGCATCAGCAGTCAGAGCTCTTACCGCTGCTACTCTAGCTCTGGACTTCGCCTTAATTGTCTCAGGTTGGGGCGCGATCCTCAAACAGATTGCCAAGGTCGCCATTGTACTAGGTGGCGCGGCTATTGGCTACGCCTATCTGACTCGAGAACAGAAGGCCGCCTCCGAAACGATGGACGAGTGGATCACCAAATCTAAGGACTGGATTGGTGTCCAGGAGGAGATCGGGTCTGCGCACAAGCAGACTACGGAGCAAATGAAACAAGGTACGGCTACTCGACTCCGATTGGTGTATGCGGAACTCGGAGCGATTCAGGCACAGCTGGCCGCAGCTCTAGCACAGGCAGAGAGTGCAGCCCAAAACAGCGCAGCCCGAATGACACTATCTCGCGGTGGCAGATCGATCCTCGCAGCCCCACCAGATCCAAGTCAGGATCCCACCGTCAAAGCTCTTCAAGCCCGTCTTGAAAAGGTTAAGGAGATCTCCCTGGAGATGGAGAACTTCCTCGAGAGGGCGAACGTTCTTAAGATCGACAAGCCGAACGTGGGTGAAGTTATAGGTACACAGTGGGGGAACTGGATCAAGAAGATCCAGGAGAATATCCGTACATTCACGAGTCTCTCGGAACAGATTAAGGCTGCCGATCTCGGACACGAGGCAATGCAGCAAGCTGAGGCTCTAGGCAAAGCCCTCGAGATGATGGCTGATCAGCCTGAGAAGCAGCGTGGTAGCCTCGCGAACATCTCCAGGTCCCTCAGAGAGGCGGGATTTGAAGGTAAGAACCTGACGGAGCAACTGACCGCGATGTTCCTGGCGATCGACAAGAACAAGGAATCGCTTAAGGAGATAGAGGCCTTCCCGAAGAAGTTTGCTACGGCCGGTGCCGCAATCCGGAAAATGTTCGAAGACGTAGGAGCCCGACGCGAAGCGGCTCTTAGTGTAAGACCGGAGGAACTTGCCCAGCAGAAACAGCTCGAGTTGCACGTCGTTGCTTTGACCCAGCATCTGAACGACCAACGATTGGCACAGGAGAAGGTCAACGAGATAGTTGAGGCCTTTAGGCAGAAGTGGAAGGAAATGGCGGAAGCTGAAACAGCCTCTGCTCAGATCAAGAAGGTTACCCAGGAACTAGAGCGTCTGGATAATCAGATAGGTGACACAACGCATCGTTCCCTTGAACAGTTCAAGGATCGGATGGATCTAGCCTTCCGAGCTCTCCAGTTGGGTATCGGTAGTATTGAAGACTACTGGCGGAGAGTTCAGGTCATCCAGGACGATCTAAGTCGGACAGTTCTGGATAGAACAACGCTCTTCGGACGTGGCATCCGTGAGGTATTCCGGGATATCGAGAATAGCATTGCTGATTCGATGGCCAGAACGACTCTGGGGCTAGAGACGAGTTGGCGCGACGTATTCAACAAGATTGCTCAGGAAGCACTATCGTTCGTATACAAGATGGCGGTTGTGCAACCGATCATGGAAGCTTTGTTCGGCAATCTATACACCCAGAAGGGTGGAGCTGGACAGGGTTTACTCGAGCCCTTCCTACGTGCAATGACCGGGACCAAAGGAACATCAACCTATAACCCCGGTAATCTTTACCAAGAAGGCGAGGCTCCAATCGACTGGGGTGGTAACTACGCTACAGGAGGTAGCTTTATAGTTGGCGGTTCAGGAGCAGCTGATAGCCGAATGATCGCTATGGGTGTTACTCCAGGCGAGCGTATTGACGTTATGACGCCGGACCAGCAACAGCGTGGTATGATGCCTTCGATCCAGGTTGTGATTAATAACCAATCTGGAGTACCGATGGAGGCTTCACAGGGTGCCCCAAGAATGGAAGGGGATCGAATGGTAGTCGATCTCCTAGTTCGCCGTCTAACTCGTGACGCAGGAGCCCGCAACCAACTAAGAGGCTTGTTAGCCTCCGCTCCGGAGTATTAACATGGCATTCCCGCACTCTTACGCCAAGATTCTAGCAGATGGGTACGAGAAGGATCGTGCCTCAGCTGTCAATCGCACAGCAATGGAAGATGGTATGGTGAAGCAGCTGCGTGTAAAGAGCCGTGTTCTTATCACGCGCTCCTTCACTGTAGCTCTAGCCTCACTAGCTAACTACCAATCTTTTATCACCTGGTTCCAAACCGACATCGACTATGGTGCGATGTGGTTCGATTTCACGGACCCTGAGGATAGCGTCGTCCGTCAGGCACGTATCGTGAACAAGCTAGATAAGGAACGCCCGCTTGTTGGTCTGGGTCAGTGGCGTATTCCAGTTCAGATCGAGACTTGGAGCGGTTAACATATGCCCAAGCCCTCCTACACCGCCAACTTCAAGGAGAAGACCGGTTCTACAGTCGGTGAGGAACCTGTCTACCTGTTGGAGATTAGCCATGATGAACTTGCGGCTCCGGGAGTAATACGAGTAGTAAACGACACTCAGGACTTGACTCACGATGGGGATGTCTTTACGGCCTGTGCCTTCAGGGTTCAGTTCCCGGAGGACATTGCTCAGTCGATGCCCCGTGTACCCATTGCAATCGACAACCTCGGCAAGGAGATGACGGCCTGGCTCGATGCATCTGGAGGCGGTAAAGGAGCTACGGTACGTATTATGCAAGTAATGCGTGATACTCCGAATATTGTCGAACAGGAGTACACAATGCTCCTGATGAACACAAACCAGACGATCATGGAGATCTCCGGGGAACTGGGATACGACAATATCCTTGAGCTGCCAGCTCTTGGCATATTGTACTCGCCGCAGACAGCACCGGGACTATTCTGATGGCTATGACCAAGATCGAACACTGGTCTGACAAATACGTGGGCAAACCGTATATTGCGGAGGTGTACGACTGTGGCGAGATGGCTCGGGAAGTCCAGCAGCAAGAATTCAATAGGGTTGTGCTCATACCTACAGAGCGCAGCTACTCAGGGAAAGAGGGTCAAGCCAAGATCCGAGAAGTTGCGAGACAGATCCTACGCGATCGCGATCAGGTTGCCTCTCGGACTGATACACCAACTGATGGCGATGCCGTCTTGATGTTTAGCGGCTCGAAGATGATGCATATCGGTATCTACTGCCTAATCGACAGTGTGGCATGGATACTCCACTGCGCTGAGAGGCCGGCTCAGGTTATTAGGACCCGCGTCAGAGAGTTAGAACCCCGCGGATTCAAACTGGAAGGGTACTACCAGTGGAAATGAACCTTCCAGCTAACATCGCGCGGGTGCCAGTACCAGCACCAGCTCTCGTCTGGGCTCCTCATCCGTTCCAACGGCAAGAAGGGAGAGAGTTTGTTTGTATTCCCTTCTTGCCCGGTGAGTCCATTCTCGAGTACCTGAAGAGGGTAGGCATCTTCGA